TCGGCGACTTGCCTCAAAAAGCGAATAGTCGACAAGGAGCCAGAGGCGACCTCGACGCTGTTAGAACTGCAATCAGCGGAGGAAGTTCAGTACGTACTATCATTGAACAGTTTCCCGTCACATATGCTCGGTACCCTCGCTTTGTAGAACGATGTCTAATGGAATACACAGCACACAGGAGTTGGAAGACTGAGGTCCGCGTCTATGTCGGACCTACCGGGTGTGGAAAAACCTCCTCTGCACTTGAGGAGTTCCCGGACTTATGGTTTAAGCCTGACGGAGCTTGGTTCGATGGATATTCAGGTCAACCAAACGTCATCTTCGACGACTTTCACGGAGGAAGAGATTGCGGCATTTCTTGGCCATTCATGCTTCGACTACTTGACAGATATAGAATGGTTGTCCCTGTTAAGGGTTCTTTCGTTAACTGGATTCCCAAGTTAATAATAATTACTTCTAACTATTCTCCTGAGCAATGGTATCCTTGGGAGGATCCTGCTCCTTTGTTAAGGAGGATTGATGTATTGAAGCGTTGGAACAAAGAATAAATTGGCACATTTATTTGGTGACATTAGGGTTTGGTGTATAATACATGTTTCACGGGCACAAGAGGTGGTGGGTAATACTGGCCACCACCTCTTAGTCTCCAGCGTCGTAAGTGCCCTTAACTTGAAACTTAGCCTTAATAATTCCATAGGCTATAACTTTAGAAGCTTCCGCTCCTCTCCACATAGCGTAGATGTGAGCTGAGTTTGTGGCATCGAGGCTGCCAAGGTTTTCGTCGCAGCCTCTCCATTGTCCATGGATATTGGCTCCGGTATTTGCACTGACGAGAGAAGTTGGATAAGGAGGTACTTTGTTGAGCATTCCATAGCCTACACAGCGTTGGAATATTCTGAACTGTTTGTAGGAGTTGTATGTCTTTGTGGACATGTCTGCAAGAAGTTCTTCAGCAGATGGAGAGTAGCTGGAGGGATTCCAATCGCATCCGTCACGTTCTTTGATAACGTATACAGGGGGGAATGTAGTCAAAAAGTTGGGGAGTAGTGGTATGATTTTCACAGAGCACCATACTGTGCGTACTTGCTCCCATATGTGGTTTACTTTTCCAGATTTGAATTTTCTGAAGCGGGGTGTCTCTAGTAGGGGTGTTCCTGGGTTTCCGTATAGTACCATTCCAGTTACGTCATCATGTCCAGGTGCTCCGTTTAGGTTAATTGCGAGGAAGGCTCGGCCTTGACTGTCAGTTGTTATTGGAACAACCATCTGATCAACAAGAGTAGCAGGCATAAGCTTTTTAACAGCTTTCCTATAAGCTCTGCGTTTGCGATACACTCGTTTGTATTTTCGTCTGTAGCGAGTAGGCCTTCTGGGCCTGACGCTCCTCCTTCGCCTGTATGGCATCTTAGTGCAGGGGGGAGTTAATACAATGGGTTAACGGCGTCGCTTCGCTCCGCCCCCTTTCGAGGCCTGGAGAACCCTAATAGGGCAGGACCCGACCCTAAAAGTGGCGCGGGCTACCGGACCGTCCGAGATCGCGTGTTGCTACATGTTGCTTCGCAACATGTAGGTGTGAGTACCTTCGGTCAATTCGCGGTTGGTCGACTGGGATAAGGTTTTCAATCAACTGATTTATAGGTAAATTGATTGGTTGTGCTGCTACTTAAGCGAACAGTTCGTTGTGCTTTCCAAGAAATGCCTAAGACCAGAACAAGGAAGACTAATAAGTCAAGAGGTTGGGTGCTCACCGTCAACAACATCTCCGACGATGAGCTCGAGCTACTCAAGTCCAAGATTCGGACAAAAGAAAACGTTCACTATTTCTGTGGACAACTTGAGATTGGGGAGTGCGGCACCCGGCACTTGCAAGCCTACGTCGAGTTTCGTGGACCACTTGGACTTACAGCTGTGTGCAAATTGTTTCCTCGATGCCATGCAGAAATCCGAGAGGGAACTCCGCAACAAGCGCGAGATTACTGCTCAAAAAAAGAGAGCGCTGTCTCCGGAACGTTCTTCGAGTTCGGCGACTTGCCTCAAAAAGCGAATAGTCGACAAGGAGCCAGAGGCGACCTCGACGCTGTTAGAACTGCAATCAGCGGAGGAAGTTCAGTACGTACTATCATTGAACAGTTTCCCGTCAC